AGTTCCATTAAGGCACCACGAGCTCTAGCTGCCGCGGCTTTCACGCCCTTCACTTCGAACTTTGCACTCTCGGCTAAGTATGTTTCTATCAACGCTTTAATGTTTAGATGTGTTTCACCTTGCGCTGACTCATCTGCAGTCCATCCATATGGGTTTCCATACTTCTTCATTCGATGACAAATTATCCAGCTCCTCACACCTAATTCGTTCTCCCATTCTTCAGATGTTTTACCTTCGAATAAGATCTTAGGTGGTCGACCTTTCCTTCTTGGGATATAATATGGGGTTCCGTGGTTGTTCATTCGTAAACGAATCATTTCTCTGCTAACTCCTAGTTCGCGACCCCACTCAGACTGAGACTTACCTTCATATAGATTACTCATGATGCCATCTCCGGTCTTCTGTGAGCTTCCTTAAGCAAACCGTTTTGCTTCATACCGTTAATCTGCATATCCCAAGGTACATCAGCAAAGTCACAATCTATATCCATAACATTACCTTCAGTGTCTTTAATACACCAAGAAGTAAATCCTTTAGTTATGGCTAGCATTACGTTATCCATGTCTTGTCCTGAGTGGACGCAACTAGGGTCTATGCCAGGGCAAACCATTTCAATATGTCCTGCTTCAACACCCAAATACTCCTTAATAGAATGTCTAATAAACATTAGAGCGGCAGACATGATGGTCTCATACATTCCGCGTTCTTTGTCATCAGAAGCTTTAGCCCAATAGTGCTGACTATTCAATGTAACTTGCATCACATAACCTAATCTATTAATAAGTTCAGCGTGTTTGCCAGTGAATGGCTCACGTCCTTTAACCTGCCCATTTGACTTAGCGTCTTTGTATTGACGCATACACATCTCTAATAGTTCCTTACTTGCAGATAAAGATGTCTCAGGTTCAAACACACTAAATGCACAAATGCCAGGGGCATTGCATATCTTGAATCTAACATCAACTTTGTTGTGTGTCTCTTGATCTGCATTAACATTATTCAACATCTTATCCACATCCACAATTTGTTGTGCTTCAGCAGATGTAATGCCATAATGCGTTCTTAACGCCACATTAGCCATATTGTCATTGTTACTGTTACTGTTACTTTTCTTGCTACGATCCAATTTAGCCTGTTTTCTTCTTTCTTTTCTGTTCATAGTATTCCTACCTTTTTATTTTGTTATACAACTATTATAGCATCTTTTAGCTATTTGTCAACCGGTTATGTTTCTTGCATAATTTTTCTCATACAAGTTAATGTGTCTTGTGAAACCAAATTTTGCGGAATTTAGTAAAGTATTATCCATCTGTATAACGCTAACATAAAAGTTCTTTAGTTCAGAAATTGCTTCAGCTTTTTCCAATGTCCATAATTTTGAACAAACACACATATAATTTGTGTGATTTTTTAGAACTAGTGATATTATTTGTCCTTCTAGACCTTTGCCTGATTCTATAGTGCTAGTGTGATAACTTACATTACCTCTTAGAATAGACTGCCTAATACCATCAAGATTAGGTTTGCTTGTGAAGCGTAATGTGCTATTTAGAGTGTTCATAATATTCCTACCTATTAATTTAACTTATACACATATTATAGCATCTTTTAGCGAAAGGTCAACCGTTATTCAACAAAAACCAGCATTTAAACACCTTTAAATGCATATTAACATGCTCCGTCCCAATGATCATTGTGCTAACATAGCCTCAAAAGCTGTTATCTCTTCTTGTATAATACGTTGTTTGTGAGTATCTTCAGCTACTTTACCAGCTTTGTTAAGCCGCCTACTATAACTTATATCCTTGATCTCTTCGTACTCAAAGTGGACTAATGGTGATATCTGGCGTGCCCAGGAGTTAATAACATACTGTTCTACTTTGTGGTTAACGTATATTGCATCGTGTACTTGTAACAACACGTTTTCTCTGCCTATCTTGTTTATTACGAAGTTCATAACAGTACTCTCTGTTTGCTGGTAGTCAAATGTACACCACTTACTCAATGAACTACGTCCGTTCTTTTGTAGTGCTTCTCTGTATTGTATTTTAGCACTTTTGTAAGTTAGCCGCATGATACTTGTGTATAGGTTAATCTCAGCCTGTAGTCCTTTCATCCAAGGATTGTCTATGAGGTTTTGCCTGTCGTCTGCTGAGTATATCTTTTTCATTGCGTCACTGTACTTGTTTGTTAATGATGCACCAAAGCCAATAGCGGCAAGCATGTCTTTGACCAACTTAACTTTATGCTCTCTAGTAGAATTAGTGTTTGTCAAGCATGTATCAGCTAACATATTTCTCACTCGAGCTTTGTGTTCACAGTATTCGTTAATGTAACTACCTTTGACATTCCAACTAGGATCGTGTGCTACTATGTGCTGTAACATATGTGAATACATACTTGTTCTAATATCGTACTTGTAACAACTGCCCAATGCGGCTTCTCTGACTTTAGCTGGTGCACTTTGCAAGTTAAGACCTCGCATGTAACATCTAGACGTTGGTTTAATAGTGTATTGCTGATTGAGATAGTGTTCTTGGTCTAAGCTATCATGTATACTTTTAGCTGAGAACAGATTCTTAATTAATGTTCTTTTTGCTTGAGAATTGTTATTGTTGTCATAATCTTCTGCGGTGTTTTCTATGTACTTGTTTAAATTCACTGTGTCTACAGGAGTATTAATAATGCCATCATGTGGTTCCAGTCGTACAATCCATGCCTTCTCTTTTAGTAATGCTACTTGTTCTAATACTTCACTGTTATCTTGGCCCAAGAAGTAACCTAAGCAAACCTCTACTGGCATATATGGTTGTACTTGGCTTATCTGAGAATGCCCATTCTTCTTAAAACCTGGTTGTATTGTGTAGAAGAAAGGGAAATTGTTTCTCAGTAACGGTAACCAATACTTATTGCTATCATACCTACTCTGAATACTGTCAGTGAGATTGCTTATTCTAAATGGAATACGATCAGTTGCTAAGTCTCGTTGGTTTGAGGTATATCCTTTGAGCAACTCATGTACATTAGCATCTAAATACTTCTTAGCAATTGATTCGTAATTGCTTTGTGGTTTACTTGGGTATATGTGTTCCATATACTCTACTACTTCCTTTATTTCATATATCTTCATATCTTTATTCCTTAATTTGAATGAACTAGTTATCTAGTTATCTATGTATTCGCCCCATATAATAGATCATATAGATCTAAGTAATATATTATATACATACTGTCACCACAAGTTCATTTGCTTACTACCACAACTTCATTTAATATACAGATTATACACTAATTCTTTTAATTGTCAAGTTATTTCGTTAATTTGATAAATATTATTAGAGCATGTGCTGTATAAATATTTTCAAAATATCATCAGTGACACAGCCATGTTATTGAGACTCCGCACATTATCTTAGTGGCCTTCGATATTGTAGCAACAGCACATGCTCTTCTCATTTTACTTCCTTGAATTTCAATCTTAATGGTTTATCGTTATACTGTTTAGTGTGTAAGTCATAACCTAAGTCTTGTTTAGTAAATGAGTAATCATAAGCAGTACATATAATATCAAACATCTTGCTTATATAACGTAATTGTTTCTTAGTATAGTCCTCACTAGGATTACGCAATCTATTACCTACTATCCCACTAGCATAACTTAGCACAGAGTTATATGAATTTGTATAAGTGCTCTTAGGCATTTCTTTGCTAGGTGTAGTACACATTGCATACAAGCTAGGGTCTATGAACTGCTTTTGACTAACATCCATAACAAACCGGCTTAACCAATGATGTATATACATAATATCTTCATCATGCATACGCAAGTGTTTCTTCTCATTGTTTGCTTTTACTTCATACCATACTGTTAGAGTATCATTATGCTCTGATGCTTCAGGTATTATGCTACTATGTATTTTAGAGTGGCCCATAAGTATTCTCCAGCAACTTAATTGTATGTGTATAGCGCCAAGTGTTATAGTCTGGATGCTGTGGCATTAGCCATGCTTCTTTATCTGTGTCTATGATACTGTACTTTTCAGCATGGGCATTTAATTTATGCATTAGATCGTGTGCACCTTCTCTTGTAAGTAACTTTTGCCCTACATAGTTATAATGATAATCAACTCGTCTTGCTATTTCTTTTCTAGTTAACCCAGTTATTATTTCAGATGCAGTAGGTCTAGCACGTCTTTGAAATGGTGTACCAAAGTTCATTACTCTCATATGAATAGCGGCTGGTGAAGTGCCTTCACTTACGGCTAAAGTATTAGCGTGTACACCCCATTTGAATTGGAAGTTAGTTATCTTTCTACCTGTTATAGGGTCTATTATTTTTGCATTATGATGTTTCATGTTATAACTCCAACAGATCGTTTGCATCTAATCTTGCTTGTAGCTCTAGCTCAATCACTTCCTTTAGTGCTTTTAGATTAGTAGTATCAGACTGCTTAATTATATCATCAAGACTTTTGATTTCGGGTTGTTGTTTTTTTGGCTTGCTTGAACTAACTTGCCAATGCTTTTTTTGTTTCGCCATGTTATTCTCCTTGGTGAAGAGAAGGCTTACGCCTCCTCCTTTGTTATGTATGATACTTCCATACTGTCTAATCTATCTGCTATTCTTTTATTAGTAGCAACTAATTGCCCTAAGTTATCATCCAACATAGATATTACGTTTCCAATTAGTTCTAATTGTTCTATTAGTTCTATTAGTTCTCGATCTGCCATGTTATTCTCCTTTGTATACATTGCTTTATTGCTTTGTATACATTTATTTATCACTTATAAATAAATAGGGCGGATTATATGGCTCAATTGGTTCAAAAGGTTAGGTTGGTTGGTATAGTTATTTATAATAGCCATTAAAAAGCCCTCATTTAGGGTGAGGGCTTCGCAGTATCTAACAATTACACTTGGCACCATCTCCTTTTATAGATTAGGTTTAAGTTATGTAAGGCAATACCAAAACAAACGTCCGCTTGTTAACCTTACAATGATATTTATCTGTGGGTGGTGTACTTGTATGTAATTATGGAGATCGTTGCTTAGAGACGCTTATATTAAGTCTAAGACACTATAAATGAAGCTATGGTAGTTAGTAATGTTCCGATAGTTAACAACACAAGAGCCCATACTTTTTTGTCTAAGCTCTCTAATGCTTTAGTGAAGTATTCTCTGTTGTCTCGAACAGATTCCTTCAAGTCGTCTACCCTGTCGGAAACATATCCGTGCTGTAGCTCGTTGCTGGTTTCGAGTTGCTCAATCTTACTATGAAGCTCTTGTGTTGTAATTTTAGCCACTGTGACTCTCTTTGGTTGGGTACGTTGCATATGACATTAAAAGCCTGTGAAGTTAACGATTTGTATTTCGCTAGTAACGATACCAGCAAAGATAGCTGTTACTAAGTCATAATTCTCACCTTTACCTATTGAGGTTGCATATTCTAGTAATTCGGTTATTGTCATATCTTTATCCTAGTACCTTTTAGAAGGGTTTTTTGCTTTCTGTTTTTTTCCATAAGCCGCGGCCTCTTGTCGGGTTTTAAAGACTTTACCAGTCTTACCCCACTTAAAGCCTCCGCTCTTTGCTTTCATTACAGGCATTGTTTACGCCTTCTTGTGGTCTGAATGATCCATAGTAGTAACTGCGTCATACGCTCTGCCACTAACTGCTTTGCTCATTCCTTTGCTTTCGTCTCTGCGATCTTTAATACTTTGTTTGAAGCCTGATTCTCTGCCTCTACGGTTTCCTAGACTTTCGTCTAATCTATCGTTGTATCCTTGTCCTTTCCATTTCTTCGCCATTGCGATCTCCTTTTATTAAGTTATTATGTTACTATTGTTCCTATTGCTATGTTGCGCCAGTTAGTGCCATCAAAGTATGCAACTAAGCTGGCAGTACTGTTGTAAACAACTTCGCCTGCTGTAGAAGAACCCTCTAGTGCAACTAGTTCTGCACTTGTGTGTGATTTTAATTTAACTCTATTCTTGAAGTCTGTAATTGCTTCAGTGAATTCGATTAATGATGTTGTAGTAGGGGTCGCATCTATAGTAATAAGTTCTAATTTTTCTTCTTGCTCGGACAGTCTGAACTTGAACTCCCTATCAGTTACTGCGGCCGCCTGTGTCCATTCCATAGTACCAGCGGGATCATAATTACCATTAGCACTTGTTAATGTTATTCCTGTTGTTAAAGCCGAAGTTGTAAATAAGCCAATAAGCCATTGCCCATAGAAGGAAGGTCCTGATTGAGCTGTTAATTTAACATAATAACTATTACCGTTAATTTCTGTGCCTAAGTCACCGGTAAAGTTATCAAATGTTGCTAGTTGTCCGCTGACAAGTCCAGTTAAATCTACTTGATTGTTATATTGTCCAAACAATATTGTTGGAGCATCACTTCCATATGCAGATAAGTTAGTATAGAAATTAGTTCCTGTGCCTAAAGTATAACTACTTTCAGCACTAACAGTAGTACCGCCGTTTGTTATGTCATTACGGAATACACCTAATTCCATGTCACCTACTGTGCCAGCACCAGAGCTACCACCGTTTGTAATTGTTAATTTACTACCACTGCTTGTGGCTGTATCTGCATAATTAACTGTACTCCATTGTGCATAATTACCTGAATAATTACTTGCTGGAGTGATTCCACCTTGTTGTGCAGGAGCAAATACAATGCTTTCATGGCTTCCGCCATTTGTTTTACCAGAAGCAAGAACTAACTCTCCGGATTGGTAAGAAATTATTGTGTCAGCACCTAGACTTTTATCTGAGGTACCAGTGATAAAGAGGTTAGTGTTACCAGCTGATACTGTACCAGCGGTTGTCCAATCATCAGCGGCTTGCACACTTATATATGCAGGTGGATTAACGGTAGTTGGTGATATGTTATCTCCAGTTGTTCCCCAAAACGCTATTCTACCTAGTTCGTAATTAGCTCTTGGATATGCATCAAAATCATAATCATTTGCATTACCATATGCACTACTTAAGAATAGTCTTGGTCCAGCGGCTTGCTTATATGCGCCACTTGACACAGACTGTAATGTTTTATCAGTGTATGACTTCAGTAATATTTGTGGTATTTGGCTATCATAACCTGTGCTGGTTACACCATCCCATAATGCGTTAATACCAAAGCTACTTAAAGAATCGTTCTGACCTCTACCAGTCAATGTAGCGTTTTCACCAACAGTTAAACCTCTAACGTTTAATGTGGTGTTTGCCGGCATAATATCTGTTTTGCCTCTGAAATATGCTTCTTGAGAACCTGCGAACGTGTATTCTGAACTTATGCCATGACTGAAACCACTAAAGTCACCTACAGAATAACCACTTGCTGGATAACCGTATGCGTCAAAATTTGTTGGTATTTGATACGCAATTGTAGTATTAGAACTAGAACCAGTACCACCGGCATAGTCTGAGATAACACTAATTGCTTGGGTTCTTGTAGTGTCTACAAGTCCAGGATTAAATGTGTTTTGATCAAATGTGTAACTTGCTAGAGCATTCTGACTCATAGTTACAACGGCTGTCGGCATAGTCCCAGTAACACTCAGCACATACGTTCCTTGAGGGAACGGTGCCATAGTAGTACCTCGCCAAGCATTAGTCATTACCATGTATGGTGCTAAACCGGTGGTCGGCTCTACTGACGCATCACCGTTTTTGTCATTCATAGACGTAACCGTAATGTCAGCAGATCCAGACGTTACTGTACCGTTAAATAGGTACGTGGTCATTGTGTCTGACCCTGAATAACTTAATAGTTCGTTAGCCGCGTTAACATTATTTGGTCTAAAGGCGTAACCTTTACCATCAACTGTTAATACGTCAGTGTTAGTACCAATAAATTCTTGTTTAACAATTGCGTTGCCTTTGGCATTAATAGTATAATCATTACTTCCAGTGCCTTGTACGTTATCACCTATAAAGTTACTTGCCGCTGTAATGTTACCTTGTACATCGAACTCTGAGGCTAATGCCGCCCCTGATGTAGTAAATGTACCAGCTGTATAGCTACCAACTACAATGTTAACTCCACTATCTGCTACTGGAATACCTACACTTGAAGTACCGTTAACTATTTCGGTACCTGATGTATGTACTACTGGAGTAAATGTAAATACACCAGTAGTATTGTCGTATACTAATGCTCCGTCGCCACTTGCGGCGGCTGTTGCTACACTTAGTTCAGTTAAATCTATGCCTGTAGATGGCGCAAATGTAAATATACCTGTTCCACTTGCGTATGCTAATGAGCCACCACTAACTGCTGTGCCTGTTGTTACACTTACTAATGCTCTTACTTCTGAATCTGTTTGAGTATCTGCTGGAGCAAATGTAAACACACCTGAGGTGTTATCATATGCTAATGAGCCACCACTAATAGCGGTCGCTGTTGTAATAGTTGGATCTAAATTTACTGTTACAGCACCTGTAGTACCGCCTCCGCTTAACCCAACTCCTGCTACTACTTCTGTAATGTCGCCTTGTGTAGGTAGATTTGTTAACGCTGAACCATCACCAATTATATAAGTACCACTTATGTTTGCACTTGTTGTTATGTTAGCAGTTCCATCAAGTCCATTTGACTCAATATATGCTTGTACTTGTACATTTGTTAAATGGCCTGGTATATTTGTTATGTTTGAACCGTCACCGTGTAAATATGCACCTACAATGTTACCAGTACCAGATGTTATATTTCCGCTACCGGAATTAATTGAACCGTCTCGTGTTGAGAGGTTACCCTTGCCTTGTGGGGTTCCTAATATACCACTGAATTCCCATTGGTCATTAGTATTGTGCCATTTAAGACTTGGCATTGCAGTTACACCGCCAGTATATACTTCAATTTCTGCGGATGCCGCGGATGCGTCTAACGCATTGAGTCTTATTGTACTGTCAAGGACTCTTAGCTCTCCTCCAGTCGATGCTCCTAAGTAGTCTACTGTTGTATTACCACTTACTTGGAGAATATCTCCTGTAAATTTAGATTCTGAACCAACTACTGTTAGGTTACCACCTACTGACAATGGGTTTGCAGAAATATAAGATATTACGTCTGCATTTGATAGATGGCCTAAATTAGTTAATTGGCTACCATCACCTAGTATGTAATTACCAGTTATGTTTGCACTTGTTGATACATTACCAGTTAAATTAATCATTGCGCCAGTGTAAGCGTCTATTGATGTATTGGATCTTGCTGTAGTGTAATAAAGGTTTGTACCTTCTACTAAGTCTGTTGTGCTAGTTGGCATTGGTGAATATGTCGAACCATCATTGCTAAATTCCCAAATATCAGAGGTCTCATTCCATTTAATATCTGTATTAGAACCGCCACCGGCTCCACTTCTGTCTACAATAATCTCAGATGTCTGAGCACTTGCATTACCATAGTTCAGAGTAATTGTTTGGTCTTGTACAAGTAAGTCTGTTACTTCCCTGTAGTTAATATTACCAGTAACTTCTAAATTACCACCCACCGTTAAATTCTGACCTACCGTTGCATGGCTTGAAGTAACCAATCCTGTGAAGCTAGAGTTAGCACTCCCAGTCACCACTATAGAGTCGCCGCTGTAATTCGCGGCACTAATATTTGCTGTTGTTGATATATTAGCCGTTGCGTCGAGACCATTCGACTCAATGTATGCTTGAGCCTGTGCATTACTAAGCACACCAGTTAATACACTACCGTCACCAATTATGTAAGTACCACTTACATTACCAGTTGCTGTTAGATCTAACGTTGAAACATTAGTATTTGCTAAGTCAAGAAGTATATTAGCCCAGAGCCACGCTCCTGTTCCAGTAGTGTCGTAATTCGCTCTACTAATGTTACCTGTCATACCAAATGCAGGGGATACGCTCCAGTCATTCCAGGCGCCATCAGCACCGACGTAAATACTACCGAAAAGACCTCTATCTCCTATTATGTCGGTGCTTGTTGATATATTAGCAGTTGCATCCAGTCCATTTGACTCAATATATGCTTGTACTTGTGCATTTGTTAAATGATCACCTGTATTAGTTAATTGACTACCATCACCGATAATGTAAGCACCACTTACATTTGCTGTTGTGGTTACATTTCCTGTTAAATTAGCCGCTTTGGTTTGAACTCTAGCATCTGTGTAATAAAGGTTCGTTGAACCTTCTGCTAAATCATCTGTTGTTTTACCTGTGAACAATGCGGCACTATCAATGCCAATTACGCCACTAGCTAATGTTATCGGAGTTGTTGCACTAAAATGTGCTCTTGTTTCGGAGGCACTTACACCTGTGTAAGTTATAACACCTGATGTGCTATTGTATGCTAATGAACCATCTCCGCCTGTGTCAGTTACTGAAATAGCCGCTCTAACTGCGGCATTACTTACCTGGGCTGTTTCACCAACTGTTATATTTGATGTTGTTGTTGCAACGGTTACTATACTATTTGTAGTGTCAACTGTTACGTTGCTAACTGGGACACTAACTGTTACATTTGCCATGCTAGTCTCCCTATGCTACTGTCGATACTGTTACTGTTATATCTGCGGCTCCACCGCCACCCATGTTCACGTCTAATAATTCTATTGTATCAGCTACGTTGTATGCTGACCCTCTTGCAAGTAGGTTTATGACTGTAACGCCACCTGTTGATACTTCAACACTAAATGTTGCTCCAGTGCCTTCTTTGTTACTTAATCCAGTAACTGTATAATTACTAACAACTCTGTCAGTGTCTGTTGCACTATTGTCTGTGAATGTTAATAGTCCACCTGTTCCTATTGGGATATAAGTGGATTCTAGTGTTGGATCACCAGCTGATACTGTACTTTCCCATCTTTGCATTAGAACCCATCTATGGGATTCAACAATACTAGGTAATGCTCCGTTTAGATTAGTCCATTCAAATGTTACCACTGATATTGGTACATTTATTCTGGCATTTGGTATAATAGGCCCAGTATATAAGTTAGGTGGTATAGTAAAGTCTAATGTGCCTAAGACTCCGTTATTAGTAAAGTTACTTGCGGCTATTTGTTCACCAGGACCTGGTGATTCAGGAAAATATCCAATAATTTTGCTGTCTGTAAAATTTGGCTCACCAGATGTTCTGTCGTATGTTACTACGTCTACTACTACTGTTTGATACCACGCATCAAACGTGTAAGATGTTATATCAAATCCATAGTCATATGTATATGTTTTTGTTGTTGAGGGGAATTGTTCTTCTACTACGACGTTGTCTGCGCCACCGACAAAGCTCTTAAAATCTAATAATCGACCTGACATATATACTCTCCTGTGGGATTAGACTATTATACTGAGGCATAACAGAATTTATTTAATTTAATACTATTTATCTGAATTGCTAAAATCTTACGGTTTGCTCGGCCACACTATATCGTCTATAGCCGTATATGTTGTACTGGGCAAGTCTCTTAATGCTTGTCTATATGTTGCCCATTCTGTTTTCTTTGAATCTGATAAAGGTGAGTCAGCACCTTGTGTCCAATCAGATCCGTCTAAATAACTTTGTCTTGTTTGTCTAATATACCTTGGTATATTTATTACCACAGGTTTATCTATAACTTCTAGTGTGTCTAAGTCTACTATTTTTGTAGAAGGATTTCTCACCAATCCGTCAATGACTGCTGTATTAGGTGTTCTATCAATATATCGTTGAACCATAACATCAGATATATCTCTGGTTCTTAATATTATTCCTGTTTCAGTATTATATATTGTTTTATAATTAGACATATTATGGCCTTATATTCTTTGTAATTTTGATTGCTGATACTTTTATGTCATTGTAACCAATATCACCAGAAGGGGTTTGATCTAAGGTGTTTATACCATTAACTCCAAAATTAACTGCTGTTGGTAGCAATAGATCATCCAGATTAAGTGTAATGCCTAAGTTAGTTGGGTCAATAATAATTTCTGTGTTTTCGTCTAATCTCGCTGGTAATCTACCAGGCCCTGAGTATGTAGTAGGTGTACCCACAATAGGTGATGAGTCAGTTGCTGTGGTAGTTGTGTTAGCATATTCAACGTTTGCATTACCTACCAATTGGAATGTTTGTACTGTAGTTGCATCTGTTGAACCAATGGGTGTACCTGCGACTGAGAATGAGTATGTGCCAAGATCGACACCAGTTACATCAAATTCAATAGGCGCAATAATTTCAGATACCACGTTCAAATTTGACATATTCAGATCGTATAAATTTGCTTCCTCAAGCTGGGCACCAGCACCATATATATTCATTGCTTCGTTAGCCACAAAGTTCTCTGCGTTAAACGTTATGTTTGCTGTTTCTGTTATTAGACTAGTAACACCTAAGTAAGGATTACTTCCAGTTACTGCTAATCTAACACTAGAAACATTAGCCATTCGTTGATTATTACTCATGAACTTTAAGTCTATACCTAAGTTAGTTGTTACATCACCCGGAAAGAATGTGCTTAGACTTTGTCCATATATGTTTACTGTTGGAGCACCTTCAGTAGCATCTTTCATTACTGGAGTAACACTTATTTGTACTTGAGGCCAAAATGTACCTGTTGCTGGTGTTACTGGAACACTTAAGAAAGGTCCACCTATATCACCAGAGCTTGGTGCCATTGGCAATACAATATCAGCATAGTTAATTGTAGTAGTTGTACTAGCGTTATTACCACTATACACTATGTTGGCGGCTACATTGTTTTGATTATCAGCAACTGTAATGTTACCTACTGCAACAAGACTATTACCAAATGTTACTATGTAACCAGGAATACCTGTTGCTGGTAAATCACCAGTCATTGATACTGTTTCATGTGCATATACTGAGTCATCATATTCTAATAATACAAGACTTACTGATAACATTCCGTCTTCAGCTTCTGTTTCTGTAACTCGCATAACACGGAATAGCTTTTCTGTGAAACCATATGTTGCGTTTGTTAATTTAACAATGTCACCTACATCTGTTTGTATTGCTTCATAATCTGCTTTTAATTGTACAACTAAATCCTTTCTGCTTTGACGTAAATCAATTTGTGCTAAGTTAGTCACACGTGGAGCGTCATTAACAATTGGATAACGTGTAGTTAATTTATTAGTTGGTTCATTTGCATTAAGCTCCCCGGCGGGAGTATTAATATAAATTGTGGATGTCTGGTCTCGTTCAGTACCATCTGGAAATTCTGCTTCTATCTCATTATATTGTGCATATAATTGTGTACTTGTAACATCAATTGCACCAAGTAAGTTCTCATCATCAAACAAATAAGCGTTAGACTTCTCGAGGGTCGTAGCTTCTCTGTTAGGTACTACTTCAAATTTACCTACTTTCGGATTGTAAGTAAAGAATGTGCTACATGATTGGCATATTAAATCAATGGTTTGGAACACATTATTATATGTACCCATCATACCGTTAATAGCCCACCTGTTATGATATGCACTTCCACCTCCGTCTGGTGTGTATGCTACTTGTTCTTCACAATAAGTTGTAAGTGCGGCAATTGATGTAGCATCAATATCGCTTGCACTAAGTCCTGCCCCATATCTCGAATTTAATAAGAAATCATTTAATACTACTCCAGGTTCTGAAAGGCTGTTTGTTATTTCTACTGTATATGCACCAAGATCTGTAAGTCCGTTTTCTTGGTCATAATCAATTTGGAATACAGCATAAACAAGTCCTTCGTAACTAGTAGTAGCAGTGATAGTTGATATACCAGGTATAGCAGTTGCGGCAACTTGGTTACCACTTGCTGGGAATATTTGATCAGTACTGGCAGTACCACCAGCATATATTCTACATCTCATTTTACCAGCTACGTCAGTTGATGCTGTGGCGTTTGCATCTGTTACTGATTGTACAATATGACTGTTTGTTATTAAAGAGCCAAAGTTAAGTTGATTATCGCCTCTGTACTGTTTACCAATTGTATAAGTCCCTGTATCTGTTTTCTCTCCTAGCACAATAACGTATGTCATTGTATCATTGCTGTTTGAAATACCAGCATCAACTATTAAACCACCAGTTAAATTAGAACCATAGAACACAGGAACTTTGTTGTCTGTACCTGGTGCTACTTGTACTTTAACTCCTGGATCTTTTGCATTAGCCATACTAGGCGGTTTAAACACACCTAACATTTTTGATGTTGCTAATCCTAAACCACCAGCAATAACACCTGCTACTAGTGTTCCAGCAAAGCTCAACCCTACACCTGCTATGGTAGCAAATGTACCTGTTAAGCCAATCCATCCCGCTATGGTTGCTCCTATTGCTGTAAATATTGCCATATGTTATCCTTGGTAAAGATAGTTGCGTTCCATAGGAGCCCAACCTCTTTTCTCTAAATCAAAGTCCGGAGACTGTTCCATATTTGTAAG